CCTCCGCCGCCTCCGCCGCCATATGATGGGGGAGCTGGTTCAACTGATTCAGTTGGAGGCATTTTAATAACAACAGGCTCAGCTGGTGTTATAGTAATTGGTGGTTCTGGAACCGGCAATGGCTTTATAACATCAACAGGTGGCTCTTCTCTAGGAGGTGGAGGTAGTATTGGTGTATCTTGTATTTTTTCAACATCATCAAATGTTGCACTAATATTTTGAGGATTATATACATTTCTCTTAATAGTAGTGGGTGTACCAAATGCTTCTAAGTTATTTTTAATTTCTTTTCTTATTTCAGTTATAGCAAACTCTTTTGGTAATGATTTTACTGTAATATTTCTTCTCTTTAAAAATGAAGAATTTGCATCAATACATTCGAATAAAATTGTTTGAATTTCATTTGTTAATCTTTCAAAATCATATTGCTCACAAGCTTCAAATCTAATACTTGAATTTTGTCCAAAATTAGATTCTTTTATATTATAGTTTTTATTATTAAGATAATATGTTACAGACGTTTTAAAATCTTCATATATCTTTTTTCTAAAATTATCAAATCTACTTAATCCAAAATCTTTTTTAAGTACACTAAAAAAATCATTTCCAAATTTAGAACTCAATGCTGTATCTATTGATTCTAAAAATGTTCCTTCAAATGAATTTAATGAATCTAATATACTTTTTTTATAGTATTTAAAATCTCTTCTTAAATTACCTAAATTACTAAATTCATTATTGGTTTTATTATTAATTGTAGCATTCTTTGTTTTTAAAGGTAATATACGAATCTCTTCTCTTGATGGGGAAATTTCATGTATCCAAACTTTTTCTAAATCATTTTCTGAACCTACTCTATATCTAACAAAGTTCATATTGATTTTAAGAATACCATTTGTAAATCCTAAATCATTAAGAAGTTTTTCTGCATCAATTGCAAGTTCTTTTTGTCCACCTGCATTTGTTACATTATACATATAATTTTTAATATCACCCGTTTTGATATAAGCAACATTGTTACCTGTTTTATTTGGTAATAATAAATTATTTACATCATATATAGATACTTCCATTACATCGTATCTACATTCACCGAAATCAGCTTCCTCTATTTCATTTTTTGATACAATAAATAAATCATCCGCTTGAAGAAATTGTCCTTCATTAGTGGAGTTTGAATTTATACCATCAAAGTTTGTATATTTCTTTATAGCCATTATTATTCGTTTTTCTCGTAATTATTTGGATGGTTTTTTACTAAATCCGCTGGATAAGATTTTTTATCGGTTTTTCCATCAGCCATAGTTACAACCACTTCAACATTACCGCCTTTATATCTAGCATCACCCGTAAACTTTTTCTTGTTTGGTTTTGAATCTAATCCACCAGTTTGTGATGTTGATATTATTAAATTAATATCTTTAGATTGTCCTGCTGCGATTGTAAAATCGGTTTCAGCTGCCGATAGCCAATTTATATTAGGAGGATTAGTTATTTTTATACTAACTTTTATATCTTTTTTATCATTATTAATAATATTGATAGCCTCACCATTAGCCCAACGTTTATCGGTATTATTTGCATTTATTTTACCAACTATCGCCGTATCGTTTTTAGCATTTTTAGTTTTAATTTTAACTAATACATTTCCAGCTAATACATCTGCTCCACTTGCAATTGCTTGTGATTGTGTACCTTGCTGAATTGCCTGTTGTTGTTGAACTGCTCCCAATTGAGATTGTAAACCTTCAATGATTGAGTTTAATGAATCAATTTGTTTAATTAGAGCCTCAATTTGTGCTTTAAACCCCTGATTTTGTGATTGTAAAGATGCTCTTAAAATAGATTCTTCAACTGATTTTTGTACAGCTGATTGAATTTGGTTTGAGAAATCTTGTATAGTTCCAGTTAAAGTACTTATCTGATTACTCAATGCATCATTAACTTGCTCAACTGCAAGTTTATTATTTATTTCAGTTTGAACTTCTGCTTCTAATCCGGCAACTTCTGAGGTTAATGTTTCTACTTTTTTAGTTAAATCTTCTACTTGCTTTGTTAAATCTGCATTAGTTACAACTTGTTCATCGTATAATGACTTTGGAACTAATTCTTTATTTGGTACAGGTATAGACGGTTTTAATTCTTTAACTTCAACATCAATTGCTTTTAATAACTCTACATTATCGATTTTTGTTTTGGTTAATGGCTTGAATACCAACGATGATGCTACGTTTTGTTCATCAATTATTGTAACCCCATATTCATTTTTTGAAACAGCCGCAGAACCTGATATCCTTAGAATCGATTCTAAATCTTCTTTACGTTTATCAGCTAACTTTTGTGCAATTGTTTCTAAAGGTGTTAATGCCATTATTCTACTATTTCAAATATTAATTTATCATCAATTAGTGTTGTTATTCCACCTTCGACTATTTTTAGTTTTATTTCATACATCCTATTAGCCGGTAATGTATTTAAGTTCATATTAAAATAATTAGAAGTACTATCACAACTAATTTTAGTATATGTTCCAAATGGATATATTACTTCGCCAGTAACATAATCTTCCAATTGATAATAAGTAGTAGTTGGTAAGTATTTATTTTGGTCTAATTCATATATTGTTCCAAATGATTTTAATGGAAACATATCTCTACCCTTAACTCTTAATTTAATTAAACTATCTTTTTGGTAGTTTGTTTTTAAATTAGTAAATACTACTTTATAACCTTCTTCAGCTGAACCCGTTACAGGTGCTAAACTTCCTGTTGCTACTATTGAATCATTCCAAACTATTTCTAATTTAGGTTCGTATATTGTATTTGTTTCTTTTGAAAAGAATTTAAGTACACCATAATCATTTGAGTCAATTGATGCTGATGTGTGGTGATGTAATATAAACCCATTATTTGGTAAAGAACCACTAACCCATAAATTTATAATACTCGTAACATCCATTCTCACATCATCTGGCTCATTACTAAATGATTGAGATGCCATAGATGCCGTATACCAAGTACCGCCACCCCCATTTGAAATTGAACCCGTATCAGAACCACTTACATATGAATTTGGTATTGCAACGTAATCCATCCATTTATCAGTTCCATTTTTATAATACCAACTGACTCCATTTGATGTTATATTATCAAATTTTGTACCAGTTCCCATATTCCAACTTTGAGAAACCGCGTTTGCATATATTGTATATTCTAATGGAATTTCTTCTGAGTTTGCTGATTTAATATTTAAATAAGCTTTCCATCCACTACCTGTTTCTAAATTAGAAACATCGAACTTTATTAAACTTCTAGCTACATCGATAGTAGACCCATAATAAAGTTTACCAACTTCTAATAGTTCATCTCTACCTGTATTTTGTTCAGGTTGTTGAAGATATATGCTCGCGTCAAATGATGATGTATAAAATTTATGCATTATAAAGCCCTCCCTTTTATGTCTTTGTTAGGATATTTAACTTCGAAGATACAAGGGTCTAAGGAAGGGTAGACAATCTTTCCTTTGGTTGCTTGCTCTATATTATATTTGTTTGGAGAATAATTACCATCACCACCACATAGATTTGAAATCTTTACAGATGGTACACTCATTACTCCTTCTACGTTTGCAAGAATTAATTCCATTTCTGAAATATTTATTGGTTTATTAAATGTCCAATTATCTATATCAAAATAGTTTTGCATTTCTAATAAACATTTACTTAATACTTCCCTTTTGTTATAATTTGAATAACAAATTATTTCAAAATCAACTGCAATGTTTACAATGAATCCATCAATCATATTGACTGCATCAGTAATCATTCTATATTCACCTAAATAAGTTTTAAGATTTTGTTTTACCGCTGGATTTAATTGAGTTAGCTTGTTATTACCATCGTATCCAAGCATATACATATTGATAGCAAATGGATTATTTACTTCAGATACATTTGATTTTTTCTGAGAAAGGTATTTAACTAATTCTTTTTGAATGTCTGCTTTTGATTTATCTTTCATACCATCTACTAATCCAACAAATTCTGCTATATTATTAGGACTTGCTAAAATAGATGATGGGGAATTATTATCAATTTCACCGTCAGGAGAAACATATACCTTTGCAACACTACCATATCTTGCTGGCATACTTAATGCTCTTACAATATAATCCTGTCTTGTTACTGCTCTGTTTTGAGAACCAAATGTTGATAATGCATTCTGTCTTATTTCTTCAATTGATTCCGCGCCTCTACCACCTACTGCAGATTCTAAGTTTTCAACTGCTATTGATTTTTTCATTGTTTCATACAACGTTTCATCTAATACAGATAATAAATCTTCTTCAAATTCTATTCTATTGATTGTAGTTAAATCTCCCATATTTACATTCGACGTAATTCCACCGCCTGTTAAATACTTTACAATTAATGTACTACCGGCTGCTGGAGCTATTCCAAATGTATTTGTTTTTAAAAAGTTAGATGGGTCAATACCCTGATTTAATCTTTGTACCGAATTGGCTAAACCAAGTCCTACATTTTTGGTGTTTGGCAAAATAGTTTCATCCGGCATAGTAACATCTCCATTTCCAAATTGTAAATTCATTGTATTATCTGAATTTACTTTTACCGAAAATCTTCTTGGTACTTTTTGTACTTCTAAGATATATGGTACATCATTTGAATATGAATTTAAATCACTATTAGATTCTATGTTAGAATTTTCTACAAATATTGTTTCTTGTGCCAAATATGGAACTTCATAATATTTGTTATTTCCATCTGTTACCGATGTTATTTGTATTACATTTGTATCAGGCAATGTTATATATGGATAATCGCCTGTGGGAACTGATAAATTAATTTCCGATTCTCTGGCTGATATTGCTTTTACTTTTTTGGTTATTAAATAAAATGTAGGAGCTCCAGTAGTAGTATCTCTACTATGTACATCAATTTCTCTACTACCAGAATTTGCAAAATCAACTGCATCTATTGTTCTAAATGTAACACTACCATTTGTAGTAGATGTTATTTCCATACCATCTTTTATTTTTAAATAATAACTATCATCTGGTTCGTATCCACTACCTCCACCTATATTTTTAGATGGTACTAATTGATAAACAGTCATGGTAGTAACCGCAGGAGCTGTTACCTTTGGTTTATATCCCATTGCTTGTGCCAATGCTACTACGTTTTTACGTTCAGTAGCATGTGATAACATTGATTCTTTTAATTGGGTATCTTGATAAAATGAAAGTACATCTCCAATATATGATGCCATTTCAATAAACACCATACCAGGTGAAGCTTCATTAAAATCCGAATATGTGTTTGGAAAATATGTTTTAGCATATTGGATTAGATTATCTCTTAAAGAATCAAAATCCTTACCAACATAATTTATATTCTTAGAATTTCCCCAAGATTTTTTTATACTCTTTACTGCCATTATTAGTTATTTACATTTATTGTTACCGATTCGGATAAATTTCTATTTGATTTTAATGAAAAATTAATTTCTACTCCGAATTTATTTGCATCTTTATATTCATCATTGTAATCTACAATGATTTCATTTATTTCTAAATAAGGTAACCAAATATTAACTGCTTCACTAATTACACGTTCTACTTCGTAATCAATTTCACCATCTACAATTTGTTCAAAAAGTATTTTCCAAATATCACAACCAAATTCGGGTTGAGCTACTCTCTCTCCTTTTTTTGTTAAAATCAAATTAGTTAAGTTAGATTTTGCTTGTGTTAATGTTGTAAAATTTGTAGCAAATACACCACCTGCATTGGAAGTTTCGTTTATACCAATACCCAATACTTTATAGTCATTTACTGCTAAATCCGTTACATTAACTTTACCTAACTCTATTGCCATTATTTAAATCTCTTTACTAATTCTGAATAATCTCTTGTCAATGCTTTTATTGTAGCATCTTGTAAACCATCGCCGGTTGATTCAAAATTTGGAGTACCAGCTGGTACGTTTACATCTCTGTAATCTAATGTTTCCCACTCATCTGCATCTACTCTTAATTCCGGTTTAATCATATCCAATACACTACTTACTGATTGAGCTCCTTCTTTACGTTGTTCTGATGTAAATGGTTGAGTCATATTCAAAATCTCATTTATCATTGGGTCTTTTGTAAATTCTTTTTGTGTTCTTTGTGGTTGTTGTACAGTTTGTTGTCTTTTAACCGGCGTAGGGGTAACGTCTGTCATCTCTCTCAATGATGGAGTAGATGGTTTTTTTTGTGAGTTTAATGTAACCGCACCAGATTTAATTAATTTAATTAATTCTTCTTTAACTTGCGTTTTTACTTCATTCTTAACCACTTCCTTAATTAGTGATACTAAAATGTCTGATTTCATAAAATTATTGTTCTGTTTGTTAATAAATATTGAAAGATAAAATTAATACAATGACTATCCCATTATAGTATAGCCCGACCAATTTAATACCGCAGGAGCGGGTGGAGCAGGTGGTGGGTATTGTGACATTACTGCTAATGTACCTCCGGCTCCCATCAAATGTAATTTAGCTACATTTACAAATGGATTAATTAACATATTTGTTCCAAAACTAAATACAATGGTTGGTGGAATAAAATGTATATTTGGTATTTTTGGTATTTTATCTTTAATTAAATCATATGCCATAGCCAATAGTTCTTCTTTTGTTGGCGTTGCATCATCTATCATTTTTTGTAATTCTTCTTTGGTAGGTATTGTTGGTATACTAATACCTGGTAGTTGTATATCCGGCACTACTCCATCTATTGTATCTTTTACAAATTTCTTTATTTCCTCTTTGGTTGGTTTTGGGTTTGGAATACTATTGGCCAATTCTACTGCCGTAGTAACTGCTGCTATTATGGGTGCCAATATCGTTGCTTCAATTGGTATTATTAATTGTTTTTTTAATTCTTCAACTGCTACTTCAATTAATTTATTTTTAGCTTTTTCAATTATATCTTTCTTTTTAGGTAGTTCTGGAAATGGAAATTTAATAGATTTTTTTATTTGTGAGCCAATTGATGGTTTCTTCTTTTTAGCTTGTTTAACTTTTTGAATAATTGTTTTTCCAGCTTTAATTGCAGGATGTTGAGCTATCTTTATATCAACAGGTTCTTTTTTTAATATTTTTTGAACAGTTTCATAAACATTTACAGCTCCGATTGGTGGTATATCAATAGTTTGTTCTTTTAATTTATCTTCAATTGCTTTTAAAGCCTCAACTTCAGCTTTATGGAGTGCTGCTGAAATTGCCATTGGGATTGGATTTGGTCCTATGTTCATAATAGTTCCGGGTGCAGGTGGAGTTGAAGGCCAGCCTCCTGGTTTTAATAGGGGGTTTGGTATTGGTGCCATTTCAGCTCCTAACCAATATGCATCAAATGCTGCTGGATATATTTCTGCTAAAAAATTAAAATTCTCATCTCCATTATCTTGTCCTTTTTTAAGTGCGGTTTTAATAGCATCTATCATACCTTGAACGTTTCCATTCATAACAGGTACACCATATAACATATCTCCACCTCTTTGAATACAACTATGATATTCGTTTGCATAGAATTCAGCAAATGCATCCATATCTTTTCCAAACTGAAAAGACACCATAGATTTTAAAACATTAACTTTAAATAGTGTCCAAGACATTATGATTTACTTAAAAAGTTTTTAGCTGATAATAAGGTTTTTAATTTACCTTTGATTGACATAAATGCCGCTACGTTTGTTGGACCGGGTGCCGTTGGTCCTACTGGGGTTGCATAAACTTGCTTTGTTATTTCATCTATTAACTCACCCATTATTTTTACCAATTCACCACCTAATACCATTTTTTGTACGGATGC